CCTCGCTCCGCAAACACCGTGGCAGGCCTGCCCGCACGAGAGACGATGCACAGCCAACGCGTCACGGTGCCAAGGGGCGCCCTACGGGCGTCCGCGCAAGCGCGGAGTAAACCCCCGGCACCGTGCGCGGGCTGCGCAGATATCTTGGACCGGGCAGGCTAGGAGAGACCTCAACGTTGCAAGAAAGGTTAAGGTACCTTATCCGAAAAGGCCCGTTCTGTTATGTTTTCCGCAGGTGCGGAAAGTAGAATAGTCGCAGACCTCGAATGAAGGTCGAAGCGATAGGAGGGCCAGAGATGGCACCGGTTAAGGGACAGGCCACGCTAGACGCAGCGAACGCACGAAGGCGAGTGAAGGACGAAGCCGCGCAAGAAGTTGCCTTGCAGACAGTGCAGCCGGACCCCGGCAAGCCAAAGACCCTAAAGCAACTAGAGAACATCATCGAGTCAAACGCGCTCAAGGGCGCGGGACTCTGGCGCATCGCAGCGGATGCCCTCATGGAAGTCAAGGCCCGCAAGTTGTGGAAGCTCCACAAGAACCCGGACGGGTCACAGACGTACAAGAATTTTGTGACCTATGCAGAGGAGCGTTTCGGTTTCAAGAAAACGTACGCCTATGACCTAGTGAAGGCTGCCACGCGCAAGCCCGAAGCTCTCACGGAGGGTAGCGCCCGTGCCGAGATGGCCGCAGAGCGAACAGCCAAGCCCATCAATCGACAGTACGCCATGGAACGCATGGAAGCCGCGTGGACCCGGTTTGAAGATGCCACGGGCGACCTCCGCGACCGCGTACACGAGGATGACCAGTTTATTGCCGGGTGGGACGCGACCATGCACGCTCTCGGAGAGACGTTCCGCGATTTTATCGCTGACTACGCGACTATCGAAGCCAGCGCCTCCGACGTGAGCCCGCTGCGCGAAAATTCCGCAGATGCGGAAAGCGAGGAGGACGGATACGTCAGCCCTGAGGAATTGGAAGATGCTTTGCAGGCCTGACGACTTCCCGCCTTACCCGCAAGGGAGCAGTTGGTCCCTATAAAGAAAGCGAGCCCCCGGCCTTCGGCCGGGGGCATTTCTTTTACTGCCAAGCCGTGGCAGCGCGCCGCCTGTGTTCTTGACGCGGTGGCGGCATCAGGGCATCGGTATCGTACATCAATTCGTGCGTCCGATTATACCTGTACCAGTTAGCACCGAGACGCTTATCCTTATCCTGCTCCGCCATCAGCTCTCGAACAGCAGCCGGCCGGAACCGTTGACCCCGGATAAACCAAGGGCGCTTACCGTTCTCCCGCCTGTCGAGGGTTGGCGAAGGGTACGCGCGGAGCAATTCCACTTCCTCCGTCAGGTTCCGTATGTTCTTCTCTACTTGGTCGACAAACTGGGCTGTCCAGTAAACGTCGATACCAAGGTGCCTCGACTGCGTGAGCCGGTACCGGTCGAACACGGACATTTCGTCCCAGCGTCGAGCGTCCCATATCATATGCACCTCATCGACCGCCAACACCAGCCCACGATGCGCCTCATGCATCTCGTCACTCAGCGTACCGAACGCCTCAGAAAAACCGTCCATCGGCAATAGCCGGAATTCCACTCCCACAGGCGGAACGATCGTAATGTTCGAGGCAAGAACAGCGTTCCGCCTCGCGGCCAAAGCGCACGACTCGACCACCATCCGCATAGTCTTGCCGTGCCCCACCCGGCCCACCTTGCCGTAAATCACTCTGCTGTCTCCACATTTCGTACTGCATCATCAGCCAATCTACGTAGCTCGTTCCGCCTCGTCCGTTCACGCCGCTCCTCCACTCGCGCTTTCAGCCAGCCCTGTATCTTCCAGTCGATAGATGTGCCAACGTCGTTCGCCCACCACATCGGGGCTCTCGACCACCACCACAAGTCGAATAGCACCCGCTCCATCATGTGGCAATACACCCGCGTGTACCACCACGGTTGAAGCGGCTTGATGATGACAGCCGGGACATGCCACGGCACCGCCTCGGTCGGCATTTTCCAGATGGGAGGCCAATACGGCACGGGCGGCAAGACGCGCCGACGGCGAATAATCCATTTATCCTTCACCATCGGTAATCCCGCTGCCTGATAATAGACGTCGATGCTCTCGTCCCAAAGCGCCACCCAATGCCACGCCGGCCCGTCGATATTCCGCAGATGCGGAAAAAAACTCGCCGACCGCGACCGCAAAGAGGAGAAGCGCCCACGCAAACCTTGCATGCCTCATCATCCGCCTCCAACAAACGGAACAAACTTCCAGACTTGCCGCAACAAACCGAACGCGAAAACCGCCGCGATTACGCCTGCGGCTGCCGCCGAAGCCGTCAACGCCTCATGCATCGGAAGCCACGCGTCAAGACTTTCCATGATGCCGAACGCCGGTGACAAGTCGAACGACCAAGACCCGAACGGCAACAGTCCCAACAGACCGGTCAACAATCCAAGAAACGTAGTCACCACTAAGTCAATCAGCATCGCCGCCACCACCCTTGCTAATACCAACGGCAGCCAATAGCCAGCGCACCAACCCGAGCCCAATTACCAGATAGATACCAGCAGCGAAGATGTCCCGATACGGCCCCACCACTGATGAAATCTCAGACGTTGGGAACGGCACACTCCCGCCACCCATTATCGGGATGTCGGGCAGGCTACCCACCGAGCCTCCGCCGCCATCCAACGAGGCAAGCACGTCTCCAAAGATGGAGAACGGGAAGGTGGCCGAGAGGGTTTCAAGGAAGGTTCCGATAGCGTCAGTGGTAGCGGCGCTAGGGATGAAAAGGTCGAGGAAGGCGTTGATAATCCACTGTCCCAAGTTGGCAAGGGCAACAGGGATGGTCGCGACGAGACATCCAATCCACCCGAAGTAGTCGAGAGGGTTAAGCGACCCATCAGGATAAGCACAATCACCACCATTACCGTACACCCCAAGCCCCGGCTTACACAGCCCACTAAGCGGACCGGGAACGCAATCACCGCCATCACCAGACCCACCAGAGCCTCCTGTACCGGGCACACCCGGAGGAGCCGAAGCCCCGCCAACCGTACCTGTACCCCCGTTGCCTCCCGACGGACACGGACCCGCTAGGTACGCGTCCTTTTCAGCGTTGTAGTAGTAGCACACCAACGGACTAGACGACGGCGCCGCACTCCCCGACGCCGATGCGGACGGACTCGGGAGCGCCGCTGCCGTCGGGTCATTCGGGTCCGTCTCCGCGCCCGTCGAGTCATACGTATGGATTTCGGCCGTACACACCGGCCCATAGTAGAAGTCACCCTCACCGCACCAAAATTGGAACGGGTTCCCATCGAACGCCACCCCGGACTGCGCACCGGACCCCGGCTCCTCAATCCCCGACGGCCACCCGGTATGCCCGTTGAGCACTCCCACGAACGCTCCCCCGGTCACGTCTCCCGTCATCGTGCCAGACGTATTCGAAACGCCCGAATACGCAAGGTCACCCGCCGAATAGCCGGAGCCTCCCGTGCCTTCAATCGGGAACCCATAACCACCGTAACAAGTCGTAGACGCCACATCATGGTACTGCGTCCCATCCAGCCCTGACGACGGCGTGGACCACGATAGACCCTGACAGAAACCCGCGTGCTCTTTGCGCCCGCCGATGTTGCCGTCCGAGCTGTAATCATGGATTTCCCAATTGATGACCACGTGGCCGTTCAGTGGAATGTAGACCTCGTACGTGTCGACACAGGCGCGGTAGTTGTTCGGACTGTTGTTGTTATCGCATTCCCAATGCACGGCGGGACTAGGCGAGCTGGACGGCGACGGCGTGGGACATGCGGACGGTTGCAGTACGTATCCAGACGGCGCGCCAGAGGGTGGTGCGGACTCAAAGCAGACGCTAGGCGACATCGACGGGTCGACCGAAGGCGTCGTCGTAGGAACCGGCGACGGTGGCGGAGATGGGTTCACGTACCAATCGTCATCCGAATTCCACCGCATGGACACCTCAGAACCGACAATCTGAGTATGTCCCTGCTCCACCGAAAGAACCAAGCCACAAACCCGGTCGCCGCCCCCCCATGACGCCAACGTCATCGACGGCGCCTGCCCCGGTAGCATCGCGTAAAAGTTTGAATGAACATAGTCGCGAGCATAATCCGTCGAGCCGCACCGCCACCGAAACGACACGACCTTAGTACCGGTCCCCACCAAAAAGCCATTGACCGTACCGAACGCCGTCTCACCGTGCCGAACGGTCCCCGTCCACAGGTAATACTCCCCCGGACCGTAGCTACCCGTAGCGCCGGGATACGGCCCGCGAGCCTGCGTATCCGCCGACACCCCCGGAACAAGCCAGAGGCCCAACGCACCTGCAAGCATGGCGACGAGAACGCCCACCGTCAGAATGCGCGACCGCCGCTGCCCATGCATTGCCATGTACGTTGGACCTCCATTTTTCCGCAGATGCGGAAACGAGCCTCTAGAGCCGGCTCACGACCTTGCGCACGTACTTGACCGAAAGCCAAGCAACCGCGACCAGCCCGACAATCGGGGCCGCCGTCGTGGCGTACCCGATGACTTCCGTCGAAGCATCGTCGAGCGCAGCCTCGAAAGGCGTAGGCGTCATATGAGAACCTCCTTTCCCTGACAAAATTTCGCTCAACGCCGTCCGAAGAACAGCGTTACCACGACATAGAAGAACCCGATGGTGACACCAGCTACCAGCATGGCCACATACAGCTCTGGCATCAGAGGTTATCTATAACGCGTGCAATCGACGTTACCAGCAACGCCCCCATCCCGACCGCGAAGAACAGCCCCATCAGGGCGCCAATCTCGGCGTCACTCATCGGCGCAACCCTGCCGTGACCGCAACAATCGACCCGAGAAATACCAAAAGGCCAACGCCGAATAGAACATTATCGTTGAGACTGTCGAGACGGGACCGGTCCTCATCGCTAAGGACCACGACACAAGCAGAGCCACCACAAGCATCGAAAGGCGTAGCGGTCGGCGTAGCCGTTGCGGTAGCGGTAGGCGTAGGCGTAGGCTCCGGTGCGTTCCACGTGACCGTACCCGAGCCGCTACTAGTCGTAGACCACCCCACAACAAGCGCGAGCGTCCCCGAGCACGGCGCCGGACTAGTCCACGTAATCGAGTCACTCCCGATACTCCGCTCACCATGCGCCCCATACGTCCCGCTAATCTGCGTCCCGTCACACGCCAACCCAAACTTGACCGTGGAGTCAGACGCCGCCGTAATGGTATATTCGAGCGTTACATCCCCCGACACTGAACCCGCGGACCCGCCCGTTATCGCGATAGTACCCTGCTCCGCCGACCACGACACCGCGCCACTGGCACCCTTGACGATACCCGCCGCCGAGAGCGCCCAAAACAGCCCCATGATTGTCAGCGTCACGGCTAGGCGAAGCGCGTACCGCTCCGCCATCCGCCGGACGTACCACACCGTCAGAACCCTTGGAAGATGCGGAATGCATTAGTAGCATTCTCGAACATCGGCCATATAGCAGTTACCACCAGCAACCCCGCAAACGCCAGCATCGCAAGCAGCATTACACCCGGAGTAAAATCGTCGTTCACGGCCATTCCTTCCGCAATTGCGGAAAAACGGGAGAGGCTGGGGAAGCCCCTCCCGCTTTCCGTTCACCGGGATGCTAGGTCCAGCTTTGACCAGCTCGCTCGGCAATCGTGCCGGGGAGCAGGAAATCGACGGCACCCCTCGCTCCGAACGGTGGTCGGACATCGACGCGGATGAGCATTTCCTGCCCCTTCTGCGCACTGCCGATTGCTGCCCTCATGGCGGCATCGTCCGGGCACTTGATGACCAATTCCTCGCCGTCCACGTCCAGCCCAATACGCGGCTTGACGTTGACCGTCTCACCGTCGCTTGCGCGAACGAACGACCGCGCCGGTTGCGTTCCCTTGAACGTCCCACGGATAAAGACGCCGTGCGGCTGACTCTGCCTCGGCGCGTTCTCGTTCTCTGGCATCCGTTCTTACCTCTTTCCTGTACAGTCCCGCATTCGGGCTAAAGGTCATGTCTCCGAGCTCTTTCGTAACGTACTTCGAAACGTAAAATCCTGCACCCCGTCGTGGGTCGTACGGCTCAATCCGGGCCATACCATGTTCGTTGAACCATGACCGCCAAGCATCGTCCCGCCGCACCGGCCGAACGTTGCCAATCAAAGCGTGAAAGTGTGTACCGTATCGGTACGGGTTAGGTTCACGACCCCGGAACCAATACGGCGAGCCTGCGAACGACTGACCTTGAACAGCCGCCTCATTAACTACACCGTCAAGCCACCTAGTCCAGTCCTGTTGAGAACGTTCCCAACCGACCGCCGTATGCGTCGCGCTTCCAGAGCGATGCTTACGAGGGTCGTAGGTGAGCGTCACCCACCAATCCCAGTCCCACTCAGCCGACAGCCACTCTCCCCACGCTGCCTTATTAACCTCCCTCCTTTCCCTGTTGTCGATGAGGAGCGTATTTTCCGCAGGTGCGGAATGTTCGCCCATCAGACGTTCCAGAGGAGGGCAGACTCCGTCCATTCAAGGATGGGGCCGGCGTCTGCCGTTGCTGGGGTCAACCCATGCAAGCGACCTCCTCGCCGTACTATGAGACGCCACCGTCAGGGTACGCCCGCAGGCAACCACGTGCAACGGTGACGCGTTGACATGAGAAGCATACCACACCGGTGTCAAGTGATTTTCCGCAGATGCGGAAAAAGACCCATGCCCTAGAATTTTGCCCCACAACGGGCCGGGAGGTGGCTAGTGGCCCCAAGTGCCACCCCAAGGCAGAAGTCCCGTCTCCGTTCGTTCCTCAGGCTCACAGGGCACGCTGGGGGCCGGGCGCGGGG